TACTTTGAGCGGTGGCAGTTAGGTCAATATCAAAGTTTAACCTCTCCCGACCAGCGCTGTAGATAGCTTTAAAGGCACTAGTAACGTCATTAGCGAATGATTTTACTTTATTGAGAACAACCGGGAGATATTTATCTGCTAGGTTGGCAATACCCTCCATTGTATCTGTCCAGTAAGAATTACCAACAACTTTCTCATAGATATTAAAGAAGAATTCAATTACGTCTGAAGCAAAGTCTCTCACAACTCTAGCTGCATCACCTAGGTAAATAACAGCGAAGTCTCTAACATTTCTGAAAGTTCGTTCTAAGAACTGGAATGCGGAGGTATCACTTAGTCTGTTGAATTGGTCCTTTATAAAGTCTATTGAGCTACCAAAGTTGTTTTCTATGATATCAGAGATGGTTCTCATAGACACTCTGGCAGCATCTATCATAACTTTATAAATGCCTTCTAGTCCTTCTAGTCCTTCATACAGGCTAGAGATATCAAAAGAAGACAGAGACTTTTTCATTACCCCTAAACCAGAAACAAAGTCTTTAACAACCCTACCGATTATCTTTGGGATCTCTGCTAGTCTATCTCTCCATTCTACTACGGAAGCAACAATAGATTCTCTGTTACCAGCAATAGCATTTGTTAACCTAGAAATTTTATTTGTAAATGAACTAGTAATTCCTAGCGCTTTAGATAGGTCAGCAGTAAGTCTACCTACTTGGTCCCCGAGAAGAACAAATGCTTTACCAGAAGTAAGCTCAATGTTCTCAAATTCTTTAGCGACAGCCTCAGACTGCCCAAGCAGGGCCGAGAATACAACATCAGAAGTCAGCTTACCATCAGCCGCAAGACCACGAAGCGCACCGCGAGCTACACCCATGTTATCCGCGATGGCCGTAGCGACACGAGGTAGCTGCTCTAGCACCGAGTTAAGCTCTTCACCCCTCAGTGTACCAGCAGACAGACCCTGTCCTAGCTGTACCATAGCAGCCCTCTGTGACTCTACAGAACCACCAGAGATAGCAGCGGCTTGGTTTAGCGTGATAATAGACCTATTAATGTCCTGAATTGACCTGCCAGTACCCTTTAGGGATTGTCCCATACGGTTAAAGGCTTGGGCGGTGGATTGTACAGGGGCTTTAGTCTGTAAAGAAATCTTGTAGATCGTATCCATCTGTTTAGCTAGTTCTTCACCACGACCAACAACCAGAGCAACTTGGTTCTCCATGTCAACAAAGTTATCTGTTGCCCGGTTAATACCTCTTGTAAGAGCTGTACCGGCGAATGCGGCAGCAATACCAGTGGCTAGCCTTGCAATGTTCTTTGTAGCACTAGCGGCGGTGTTTCCAACGCTCTTAAAGTCACCGTTTAGTCTACGGATATCTTGACGTGCTTTAGCAGTGTCAGCCGTAACGCGAATACGGACGCCGCGCCCCGGTCCTGTGGGTAATACCATTATCCTTCTCCTCTACGTTACGGATTAAATTGCCCTAGACAGTCCCTAATAACAGGGGCCATCTAGGGCTTACACTTAAATAAGTTTTGATGTTTGAAGAACTCTCTCGATAAAGAAAGCTGGGGCTTGTTTTGACCCGCCTTGGTTAAGATAGGTAATGTAAGGAGCATCGTTAGCAATTTGACCACCGATACGGAAAATAGACTTATTGTTTCTCCAACGAGAACGGGCAAAACCAGTGTCAACTGGGGTTACTTCTCGGAGAAGGTTGGTAGCAAAATCCATTCTTGCATTGACGTCGTCACTAGCAATCTCTTCAACCTCTAAGGCTGCTCTTCTCAACTCTCGATCGAAGTCCACTACTTCCATGCTCACTCCGAACACCATTGTTCTTTACTCCTCTTTGAATAAGGTCCTCAAGATTAAACTCTCCATCTCCACCTCTAGCTTTTCTCATATTGTCAAGCATCTTATTTTCAGGCATTACGCCTTCTCTGAATTCAGGCTTACGAGCCTTTTCTGAGTTAACAACAGCTCTAATGGTTGGGAATATTTCTTCAGGCTTCTTCTTTATTTCTGTCATAGAAGACATAATATAGTAAGTCCTCATATCCTCTGCATAACCGGGAGGTCTTGCTTTGAAGTAATAACACCAACCGACAAACTCTGAATAAGGCATGTCTATAATCTCAGAAATAGTTTTCTTCAGAAGAAAAGCGATTTCATAGACTTGGAGTTCTTCATCGGTTAGTTTCCCATAGGGGTTTCTCCATCAACATCACTATCAGGGTCAACCTCTACAGCATCAGTACTTAGACCGATGTAGTTAAGGACTTCTGTTGCTAGGTTATTAAGTTCATCAGGTGGGAAAGACTGGTAGTCTTCAACACTTAGCTCTTGCGCGCCAATTACACCAGCACCAATAACAATACGAAGCAGCTCCATACTATCCACTTCCTCGTTCTTCTTAGACTTTGGCTTAGTCTGGACTGCTTTAATCTGTTTCTGTAGTTCAATAATCTGACCGAACGTCAGTTTACGAATGCTTACTTTTTCTTCCATAAAGTCAACTTCTTTAGTGACTTCCTTACCAACTAGATGTTTCATCTTTGGTGAACCTTTCTCTATACTCTTTTAAAAACTTACGGAGTTTGAACAACTCACTAATTGTTTCTAATACTTCCTGACCTTCTTCTGGGGTCAACTGTTCCATACGCTGGGCGGTCTTATCTAGACTGATATCAACAGCACGAATCATATGTTTAGCAGTTACATCTAGGACGTAGTTTTTACTGAATCTAAACTTTTTTTCGTTCATAACTTCCTCTAACTTGATTGAAGAGACCCCCGAAGGGGCCTCCTCTTTAACGTCACCTAATTAACTATTAAAAATCAATAAATTAGGTAGATGTGATAGTCGACGGACCAACAAAGTCGACCTGAACCGAAATGTTAATAACGGCGGTGTTTGAGTCAGTCAGAGACGGAGTCGGCTGGATGGCTTCGATCTTGCCTTTCCAGTAGAACTCTGTGTTATCAACATCCAGCGTAGCAGTTGTACCATCAGCTTCTGTTACCGCCGCAGCAGCAAACATAAAGCGGAAAGCAACTTCTTGACCTTTAATATTTTCAAATTCTAGAGTATCGCTAGGCACGTAGTTGATTGTAACGTCCATCGACGGAGCATCAGATTGTCCTGATACCTGTGAGGACTGTTGTTGGCCAAATACAGGAACGTTAGTAATGTTAGCGGCGTTACCTACGGCTGGGAATTCTCGTGGCGAAGGTACGCGTAGAACGTCAGTTCCCGGTGTTCCGCCTGCGAATAGAGCTGCATAGTCTCCAGCGACAGAGTCGCCGTCGATAGCGCTAACATCGCCTGTAAAAACGTCCATGTACGAGTAAATACCAGACGTTAGTGAGCTAATGTGAGTCATAAATTTCTCCTTAGAGGTGTTTGGTAAATGAAGCTTGCCAGACCATCATGCCTAGTGCTTCATTGTCGGGGTCATCTTGAGGTTGCGAAAGTGTTGAGTAATTGATTGTTAATGTATTGTCAATAAAACGATCAAACGTATCTTCTAAAGTACCAGCGTAGTCAACAGCGTCCATATGTCCGTTGTTTCTATCATAAAAGATCCTAAAGAAAATCAGTCCTTCCATAACAGAGCCATCACCGAAGTCTTCACGCTCACGGTCGTTAAAGGAGATTGAGTATCTCCCGTATAAGCTCTCGTTAGAGATGTTACCTTTGTAATCCTCTGGGTAAGCTTCAAGTCCTGAAGCGCCAACTAAGCTACCTACAATGAGATAAACTGGTCTAAAACTAGACATATCAATTCTCCTTAGTAGCTGTTATTTCAACAATGTACTTCATTGTAGGTTCAAACCCAGTGATAGTATAGGTTCTATTCTCAAAGGTTAGAGTTTGGTAAGTGTTTTCTGATACATCACCATACCTAAAAAGTAGCTTAACCTCTTCTGTACCGTCTTTACTAATAGAACGACTTACTTCGATACCTTGACGGGTAACAGGAGGGGCAGCACTTTCAATGTTAGATTGAGTAGTGTGATCAAAACCACTTACGGTTTTTGGTTGTAGAGTTACAGACTTCTTCACATCACCAACGGCGTTGAAGGCAGTCTCTACTCCACCTCTAATTCTTGAATCTAGGGACATTAGTTAGCCATCCACCAAGTATAGCCGGAGTTCCCGCGCACTGTAAGAGGCTTAAGTAGATCAACTACCTTGTAAGGGAATTTAACGGTCTTTGTCCTAGAGTTACTATCTGAAATCGAGATAGGCCCAACAGTTATGCTTTCCGCAATACTCTCTTCAGAGGCATATGCAGCAGGGAACTGTATAAAGTGGAGCGCTTGTAGCGTTGTAGCTAGCTTCACTCTTTCTGGGATTTCATCGTTAGCAGGATTAACAATCAAATTAAGTTTTGGGTCAACAAATTTCGCACTTGTGCGAGGCCACCCAAGCGGTTGGGAGGCACTCACAGCGGAACCAAGCCAACGACGTTCGTCAATCGCTGATGTAGCGGTAACAAGAGCCTGTGCTTTGGTAACGGGATCAGCAGCGTCCCAGTCTGAGAGGCCAAATCGATCAGCAAGGATCGTTGTAGCATCCGCGACTGAAATGTAGCTGTTTACTCCGACGATTAAAGCCATGAGTACCTCCTTTAAGCTTATGCGTGGTAAATTGGAAGGATCGGCAGGTTTAGAGCCGAAACTTTACGTGTCCAAGAAGCTGCTGCAGAGAAAGTAGCGTTAGTAGCAAACGCGTCCTCAGCACCAGCCCAAGCATAACCCTCAGGGTGCCACACGTAACCCCAACGGTACCA